CCGCGTTATTTCTTATGAGTTATGTCTTTGATGCCCTCAATGCTGTCGTCAATGAGATCGTTATGGGTGATGGTGAATCAGCGGCCATTGCGAGCTCGGATACTGTTATGGTACCAGCCGCTGGCAGCGCACCTTCCCGTGCGATATCAGTTTCTCCTACGGCTGACCTTACAGTTGGTCGGGACCGTGGGATTGGTTTACTTACTGAGCTTGATCTCCCGTCGGTCGCCGACCATGGCACGTTGGGTGAGCAAGCTAGTGTTGATGTACATGGGTCTCCTCGGTTTTTACCATGGAGCCCGTTGGGGCCACAGGACAGTACACAACCATTTCATGCAGAGATGGGCTCAGCTCGAGCCGACACACCACCTAGTTCGGGTACTCGAGTTATTTCCACAGGTCGTGGATTTGGAATACGCGGGTTGGTTATGCGATCTTACAGATTTGGGTTCCGCATTGCCACTTCCTTGTTAAGGAAGCTGCTTGGAGTGACACACAAGCGAATGCTGGTTATGATAGCGGCTCTAGGCTTTTCAGTTTCCAGTCTTGTGGTCCTCCTTAAATGGTGGTTGCGGCGTAATCTTAGGTATTACGCCTCCCTAGCCGCTTGGTTGGCTAGGAAAGACGATACCTTGTTATACAGTACTGTGCGGCAGCAATTTACTGATTTGCCGATGGTGCAGGTTGAACCCGCAGCAAGACATACGCATGGTCGAGCTGCGGCTGCCCGTTCAACCGCCGTTAACATGCTTGAGTTCTATGCCAAATTGATCGGGAAAGAATATTACTCATACCAGGCTTCTGCGTCTGATTCTAGACGCGGAAATATTGGGTCACGTGAGTATTATTGGTCTAAGGACCTCGTTGTTGTGCCACGACCTGTGCACTTCACGTCTGACCAATTGATTGGCATGATCGATGTAGATTACTACGTCGACATGAACAAGTTCCTACTGGAGGCAGATTGCCCTGTAGCGGTATATACCTTTGTTCCTGACGACGTGGTCGCCGTTAGAGATTGCTATTCATTTACGTTTGACAACTCCTCCACGCTTTGTATGCGTGTTGCAGGTGGAGCAACGTATGAACATCAACTCTGGAACTACGGACGTGACACATTCTTGGTGACCGATGGTTACTCTCGTAGTCGCATGTACGTAGTTGAACGGCGTTGCATAGACATCGACCATTACCTCATATTGTTTGTACCTGGTGCAACCTATGGGGTCATGGGCACATTCATGTTACGGTGGTTGCTGGCAGATTTCACAGCACCATTAAGACGGTTGCAAGTGACACACAATGGTTGGTGTCGCCTGTATCTACAAGGAGCCGGGCTCATGGTTTCCACGGCCCAAGCGGGCACGTTCACGGCTTGCACCATCCCTGCGGATAAGGATGATGCGGTCCGAGCCATTGCCAACGTCACTAAGGTTGACATTTCTATCCCCCAGGTTGAGGGCACTGTGGGTGACCGCGCGAAATCCGCCATTTTGGTGGGGTACTATCGTCAGAAGCTTGGAGTTAAGCCCGACTATGTGTACCCTGTGAGCGTTGGACTGCGCACATTTCAAGTTATTAGTGCGCCGTCGCGCTTGCAAGACTTTGACGCTGACGCCAAGTCACCACAAGTTCAGTTTATGAACCCCATCATAGATGGGGCTTTCTTGCCATCACGTACGTTTGGCAATGAGCTTGTGTGTGTTACTGAGCGTGTCGTTAAGGTCTCATCGCACGCGGTAGAGATTACACCGTTGCTGGTTAAATTCATGACAGAGTTTGTCGACTTCTTTGTACCTGTTAAGCATCAGGCGCATCCTGTGGAAGTTGAGACTGTGTTCGACAACCAGAATCGGCCTGTACAACGTCGAATTCTTGAGGAGGCTAGCGCGACTTTTAGTGCTAAGCGCATCATCAAGATGTTTGTTAAGGCTGAATCATACGGATCGATAAAGGCCCCAAGGCCGATTTCTACCATCAATGGCGTTGACAAGCTCGAGTACTCGCAGTTCATTTATGCACTTACTGAAGTGTTAAAGAAGCAAAAGTGGTATGCGTTTGGTCGTACACCAAAAGGGACCTCTGAGCGTGTTGCTGAGGTAGCTCGCAAGACGTTGCGTAAGTTGTACCCTGTGGATGCCAATAAGTTTGACGGTCATTACTCTCGAGTTTTTCGATTCTTGGAGTTGATGACTTTGTTAGCTTTGTTCCACCGTATGTACCACCAAAAGGTGTCCGAGTTGCAGAGGAGGCAATTTGGTAACCCTGCTGTTAGCACCTTTGGGGTTAAATACCATCAGAACTTTTCACGGGGTTCCGGTGAACCAGCAACTGCAGGTTTCAATACTGAAGCAGTTGCTTGCGTGCATTATGTTGCCTTCCGCCTTATGCGTAAGCCACCACAAGAAGCGTGGGATGCCCTTGGAGTGTATGGCGGCGACGATGGTCTCACGGCAGACCTTGACCCCTCAAAGCTTGAGGAGGCAGCCAAGATGTTCGGGCAGGAATTGGCAATTGAGGCCATTCCCCGTGGGTCTATGGGAGTTAAGTTTTTGGCGCGCTACTATTCACCGTACGTATGGGATGGTGCATTGGATAGCTGTGCTGATATACTTCGGCAAATGGTGAAATTTCATTTATCTGGCAACTTACCAGCTGGTGTAACGCCTGTTATGAAATTGGTCCAAAAGGCCCGGTCTTTTATCCTAACTGATCGCAATACACCAATACTTGGCGATCTGTGTAGGGCAGTTGAGCGTCTTTCTGTTGGGGATGCTGCGCTAGAGGACAGTATGGCCCAAGCGCCGGAGCTCGCGGAGCTCTCTTACTGGCATTCTACATTAACTGATGACCCTAATGAGCAATATCCCAATGCTAATACCGCTGACTGGATGGCGTGGTTTTTTAATCACAACCCAGTCTTGGAGCAGTTCGACATGCCACGGTTTTTACAGCATGTGGAACGTGCCAATAGCCTGGAGGAGCTGTTGGACTTGGGAACTTATTGCGAACCTGTGGAAGTTGGAGGTAAGTTGCCTGCGGTTGTTGTTAGCCCTGTCGATGATCTCGTATTTGATCCCGCTAAATTACTTGTCAATTCCAAGGGTGAGCTGAATCCTGTGCCACCGCGCTTCAACAAGAACCGTCCGCCGACGGCCGCTGAAGTTGCGAAACGGGACCAGGCTGACCTTGAACATCTCCGTCGCCTAGCTATATGGCGCAAGGATGTCGACGAGCGGTTGCGCGTTTACAAGAAGTATCATTCTGGTAGCGCGGAATTGGGTGCGCCACATGTGTGCGTACCTGACCCGGCGGACGAGGTCATCGAAGGAGTGAACCTGTGTTCGTGGTGTTATCGCCCCATAACTCGGGACCCAGTTGTCCTAGCCCAAATGGGTGCCACCACGGCTCAGAAGCCAAAGATGTCAAACTGTGTACGCGGACTTAATTGTTTGCTTGCTGGTTGCCAATTTATTCATCCTATTGGTTGGGTAAGACCAGAGCGCAAACACTTGAATACTGTCGACAGGTTGGCTGATCGGGGGGTTCACCCCCAGAATGGTGCGGCCGGACTGAATAATTGGAGGAAACGGTCCGGTCCGGAGCAACATCTGGGGGGCAATCGCGCTGCTGAGAGCCGGCAGCGGGAACGACAACGCAGGGGCAATGATTTGCCGCGGGCTAGTCCCGCGGCGAAATCCAACCGACCGGTCGCTAAGGCCGGTCGGCAGCGGCCAATTGCTAGGGGGGCACCCCAGGCAAATGGCCGGTTGCAGGTGGCACCTGAGGAGAAGCGGCCACCACCACAGCCTGGAATAGCGATTAACCAGGAGGAGTTGCAGGCATTGGAGGATTATGACAGGATGGCCACATCATTGAGAGCTTCTATGCTCGACCGTGGCCCTCCGCCTAATGCGCAGCAGCGACTAGACGGCGCCCTTTAGTGGGCGCCCGGGGACTCACGCGGGTGGCTTGGCACCCGTTCAGTATTCAATTTTCCTTTGTGAAATCCCCTGATAATTCTGACTAAATGAGTGAGAACGCTATGCTTGCGTCCACCAGTGTTCAAGCCTCCGGGCATCCCACAGTTAAACAGGCGTTTAACCAGCGTAAGTGGTATGATCCAGTATACGTTGTAGGCAAGGTGTTAGGAGCGGATCAACACGAGCGTCCCACTGCTGTAGGGCGGTTCGTTGATGCGTTGCCAGTTGTTGGCACGCTAAACCAAGTGTTTAATCCTGCCCCTGACCCTGACCAGAAACGTCCTGCGCCTCGCAAGCGCAGGCGTGTGGAGGCATCCGAGCGTCAACAAGCACAGGTTGTGCTCGGCAAGGTTTTTGATCCGACCAAGGGATATGAGGGTGAGGGACCACCCAAAGCTGTGCAGAAGACTTCTAGGTCTGCGCGTCGTCGTGCAGCCCGAGCGAAGAAGCTGACTCAGTCGGCTCGCCCTGCGGCACCACCGCAAGCGAGTAAACCGTCCACGGGGTTGCTTACTAAGCAACCACGTAAGCAGACAGTCCGTATGGACTCAGGCTCACGCATGTCTGGTAGAATTTATGCTTTTACCATTGACGACCTGACTCATACGTTTGACTCACTGTGGGGCGGTACAGGCAATGTCAAACCGTTCTTCCCACTCAACCCGTATGCGCTTTCCAATATCGGCCTCAACACGACTGTTGATACGCCAATTGTTAGCGCATGCGACTTCAAGAAGAAGTGGACTGGTAGCATCAAGATCACGTATGCCCCAATGTGCCCAAATACAACGACCGGGGCTATTGGTGTGTTTTGTGATCCAGATGCGGCTGACCAGGAATCCGCGTTTTTGGGAACTGGCGACATCAACCAAGTGGCTGCTGAGCATTCTTCTCGTGGGCACCCGTCACAGGTGTTCCAACCCTTTCAGGGCACGAGTTGGACGTTCAAGACTTCTAAACCACTTTGGCTTCGTCAGGCTCGTGACTCCGACATTCGCAACACGTCGCTAGGCAATTTTTATATGTACACCCAGGCTGCTGGGTTAGTTGGTTCAACCGGAAACGTCTTTGTTGATTATGATATCACATTGCACGACAACTCCTCAAATGATCGACTCATGGTCATGGAAGCTGGTGTGTCAGTCACCGCTTCAGTGGCCGCTGGTACTTATTATCTTGCCTTTCCGACGTGGCAATCTCCTAAGTCTGAGGCTATACAGCCCGCACTCCAATCCCCTGTTTCCGTAGCACCTACGGGCACATTCACTGCGACACTTCCACCCAATCAAACTTCGACTACATTGGGTGTTAATGTCTGTGTGAATGATGTTACCCCATGCGAAACGTATTTAGAAGCTAACGTGTTGTCATTCTTTGCAGGCACCAACACGCAGGCTACGACGTTTGCCATAGGGATGTACGGATTCCTGTCTGGTGAGGACGTATCTAACGATATTATCACAGACAACATATCCATCCAGTCGGTGTCAGACCTTGGAGGCAATTACGCATTTGCCTCATGGGCGGTTCGTATCCCTGCGGGTACGCGCCCTGGCACGTTGCAACTTGTACCATTTGTAGGTACGCGTGCCACCTCCACGGGGTATTCCATTTCTATGTGGCTTACCCCTTCGGTCAGGTTCCCATTTGATTGGGAGACCCCCTTACCACGAGCTCATCAACTGCTTGCGCGGGCACGGCTACCAGCCGTGCTTGTAGCACCAGTGGATGCCCGTCGTAGTTCGCTTGGATCTGAT